GTCTGGGGGGGCGGCAGCCCCCCCAGGGTTTAGGGTCGTGGACGCGATGTCAAAAACTTTCGGAGGAGGTATTATAAAAGGCCGTCCGCAGGACTTCATGTACATTTATTAAAGCAACACAGAGGGCAAATGACATTAGGATTAAGACCACAAGGCTGGTCTGTTGGCGAAGTCGACCAAGTCAATTCTGTCATTTGCACCGTTATCCTGAACTGACAAGAAGGAATTGATTTGTGACAGTTCGACTAGGGGCATAGACCATACATGTCCTGCGGTCAGCGGCGCTTGAAAGCCAATACACAAAATATTGCGTAGACCATTGACAGGAGGCAATACACGAACGTGTAGTTCGACCTCGCTTTGGTTTGTACCACCGCCAGGTGCAACATCGTTGTAGGTGTCGTAGCAATGTGTGAAAGCGTAACCAGCGACGCCCGTAATTCCAGTGGATTCAGGAATGTCCTCGAAACGTACCAACGTCTGTGGAGCAAGCGACACAATTTGCCATAATGCGTTTGAAGCAGCAGAATGATTGAAAGCACGCATATGGAGTTTGACAATGCCTGAATACCTATCCGGCAGGATGACCTGGAATTGTTGAGCCTGTGTCAGAGTGTTCTGCGTAGGAAATTTCTCCGTAAGGACATCAGTTCCTGCGCCAATGGGCAAAGTAGTGGTTGCAGTAAGAGAAGGCACAATTGTCGCGCCAAGCGAGTTTCTAGCACCGACCAAAAGGTTGGTTCTAGTAAAGAAAATGTTTCCTGTCACTGGAACTGCGTTTGCCCTCAATGCAAATACGTCTCTCTGGACGTTGTAAGCATTGAGAGATGCGATTTTTGGTTTTCGCAACTTGACAGTGTACGAGACCCATAGTTCACCGATCTGCTGCCCTGCATACGTTGATGGAACGTTCAAAACAGCTAAGGAGGTTCTGCCAAGGTCGTAGTTCTTCAAATCCTCCGTAGGAGGCAAGTTGCCGATTCTGATGAACTTGGAGGGAGCGCCTGCATTCTTGGCCGCGTCACATTCAATGCCATGCAACATACTTTCTGTTGTTTTGCATGACATGCCGCCATCAATCATCATCATTTCCTCCTTGTCTGCGAAAGGGTCGCTGTTCGGGTTGTATTGAGTGGCCATGACCACCTGTCCAACCTGTCCTGACGCACTAGCGAAGTCTGCAACCGTTGACTTGTAAGTGTAAATGAGTTGCTGCAGTTCATATTCTTCAAAGTTCACAGCGATTTGAGCAAGCCAGGGGAAAGATTGGTACAATCCCGGATTGAGTTGCCAAGATTCAATGGAGAAAGGTGCCCCGCCAGATGGCGCAAAAACGTCTTTGACGTATTCTCTGTTCGAGTACAATATTTCTTGAATATCCTTACCGAACTGGGGCACTACGGAAGAAGCTCCTCCAGAAGCATCAGTAATCAATGCATTAGTGGAGTAAGCTCCCCTGCCTCTTGTGTATGCTCCTTTCCCAAAGGTGTCGGTCACACCGAAAAGCGCGTCTCCTGCCATTTGAACTGGTGCTGGCGCAAATTTCTTTCCGATGCCCCAAGCAGCGTCGCCCAATTTGTCGCCTAAGTCTCCCATTCCAAAAAGATTGCCAAGGGCTCTGCCGAAGTAACCACCTTTGCCTCTGTAAAGGCCTCGACCAGACATCATGTTCGCTGCGCGATTTTGTCTCTGTGCAGGTGTTGCTTGACGGAAGGTAGTCCCGTAATAAGCTAAACTCTGATCAGAACCCCTTGGGACCGGCAGGTAAGAGTATCGTGAAAGCGGGAACTGCCGTTTGAAACCGATTTGGCGTTTGACGCCATAGTACCTCTGTTGAGCTGCTCGATTCCCTTGAAAGTAATTTCTACGGGGTGCTGCTGCTCCTTCCATTCGTGGGTATTGTGCCTGTGGGTATTCGAGACCAGCTTCGTGAGCACCTCGTGCAGCCATTATTGCGTTTATGCTTAAGTTCACGGCCTTTTATAGGAAAACTGTGACCATGGTTCCAAGCCTACCCCAGTAGTATTACCGGGGTAGGCTATGGAACCGGAACCAGTGACGGTTCCTATTTATACCTTTTTTTTAAATTTTAAAAAACTGTAATGCCGAGATACCGCGCACAAGAGGATCTGGATGCAGACGCGGAAGTCGCCGGACTTGCCCACAGAGCAGATCCCTACAGACGCGGTGTCCGAAGGTCCTACAACCCTCAACGCCCTACCCTTGGCGATACACAGTTTCGCGGCACACCCGTCCCCGGGTATTCATGCAATACAATCAGAGCTAAAAAGGGCGTTGTTGTCAGACGAATGTCTGCGCCGGGGTTTGATGGTATCAAGCATTCTTGCTTTGTTGTCAGCGTTGGTCGTGCTACTTACTTGTTTAACCCAAACGACTGCGCTGATTCCGAGGTGCCTTTGGACGGCTTTGAGCGGAAACCATACTGTGACATGATCCGTCCAATGACAAATCGGGCTGATCAAATAGTTCTAACGTTTGCACCAAATAAGGGTGAATGTTTTGAATTTGCAAACAACCTCAGTGATTTCTGGTGGCATCCTAGCCATGTTGAATCACCTGCCGAAAGGAATAGGCTTCTTGCACACATCATTGCTGTGTGTTGTGGCGCGGCTACTAGCGCGGATTGGCATCGTATGTTATGGTCGTATCAATAAATTTACTTACTCAATCACTAATCCACGGATTGTATGATGTCGCCGTCGGGGGTGGTGTAAGGACAGAGTCCGAAGTCCACCACTCGAAATCGTCTTCTGACGGCATCTCTGAGTGTTGGATCTGCTCCGAAGCAGTCTTCAATTGAGTAGTTTGTGGTGACGATAATTCGTTTTGGTCGTTGCAGCGGCAAGCTGCTTCCTTTGATCTCCATCTTGAAGGGATAGCGGTCAGCCCATATTTTGAGATGATGTCCAATGAACTTGCCAGAAGAGAGTTCCCATTCATCGATGATGACCGTTTCTTCACCGGCATATCCGTCCCACCAATGATTGCACGCCTTGAAGTAGGCGTTAGGAAACATATCTCTGGCTTTGCGGGATTTGCCGGTGCCAGGAGGGCCAAAGTACCACAGATTTTCAAGATCACCGTCCATTGTAGTCTTTGTTAGCATTGTCTCTTGGTGAATCTTTCTCAAACTTGTGAAATATTGAATCTGGATATGTGCATCGATCTCATCGAATTCACCTCGTTTCGCCAGTGTAAGAGCATCAATCCATTTTCTCTTTGTGGCTTCACCGCCTTTTACTTGGGCCGATTCGGGCCTGTGCATGTATCACTCATGGAGTGCATCCATTCTCATCATATGCGGTGATTGTGTCAAAGTGCGCTTTAGCGGTGGAGTAGGGGTTTCCTCCTCCTCCGCGAATTCATCGGAATGATTCCCTTCCCACAACTCCATGCTCACAAACTCCTCCTGCCCAACGTACAGTTCTCCAAATTCCTTGTAGTCGCCATCCTTCATGCAGTAATCCGCTGCTTGGCCAGGAGTGGAATACTTGGATTGTGGTTCCCAATGGCACCTGTGCCCCTGAGATGAATGAGCCTTGAGCTGCGAAAGCCGATACTTTTTCTTGAATATGACGTATCCCTGGATATGAGGAGTCCCCGATTCACCAACTTCGTTTCCAAGAACCGCATACTCGTACGGAAGTAGCCACAGGCCCCCGTCGTCGTCCTGAGATGGATTGTTGAGGGTGAAAACCCAATGCTTCTTAGGCGATTCACGAGGAGCAACAGACATGTTATGAACAAGTTGGTCAAGATCACCAAGTCTCAGTACTTTTTTGAGCGAAGCGAATCCCACGGTCATGTGGGCTGCCGCGGTCCAATGCCTCCGGCAGGTACCCCCGGTGGCCAAAACAGTCACCCAGCGGTACAGTCACCCAAAAAAATGCACCCCTGCCACAAAAAGTAGGTTTTTGAAAATTCAGTAATGTTCAGTAGTAAAATTTAGAACTCAGTATTGAGTGACCCCTAAGTCACTATGGTCATTTAAAATTTAAAAAATAATACTAAATCCCAGTATTGAGTGACCCGGACCCCTTTAGGGCCTTAGGCGGGGGGGTCTGGGG